CATAATAGAAAAGTTCTGCAATACAACTTTTCCCGATTCCGTTCACACGATCAGGATTATCCAAATTCTTTCCAGTAATCAGGTTAAAACCAGATTGGAAATCAATCACAATCTGGTCATTTCCAACACTGAGGAAATTCTGACCTTTGATAGTTAGATATTTTATTCGTCTCATTATAATGCGTTTATTTTTTTCAAAGCTTCGATAATTTTTTCATCTGTAGGATGATCATTAAAAATATATGTAACATCGAAGGTTAATGAATCCTTATCACCAACTCTTTTTAATATCCTATCCATTAGGAGACAACTTCCATGCATCAATACATACTGGTAAATATACTCATCCATAGAAATATCTCTTTCACTTTCCGATATTTTTATCGTATGTTTGAAAGCTCTTAAAAAAGAATTATTTACACTTTTCATACAGTTCGTCGTTAATTTTCTTCACTCTCATCAATTGTTCATCATCCAGCTTGAGTTGTTCATAGAACTCATCAAACATTCCCACAATATCAACAGAATCCACTTGTTCAACATCACCAATTGTCTTGGTTGCCACATTGTATTCCGTGGTGAGACGGAAAGGAGCGAAGTTAGACAGGTAGACTTTGAACTTCTCAACCTTATCATCTTCAATGTCTTTGTCAACTATGAGCTTGATGATGTTTCCTTCGATATCCTCCGCTTTGTAATTCTTGATCTTAGTCAGAGGAATTTTAATAAATTCAGGAGATGCCGTGTTCTTTACAAATTCGACAGAATCATCTTCTAGATTCAGAATGTGATAACCCTTGTCGTCCCCACAATCGTTAAAATCGTGATGGAAAGTGTTACCAATGTATCGAATCGTTCCTTCGTTGTATTTCTTAATACTCTTGGTATGGAAGTGACCAGACCAAACATTGGTGGTTCGGGATGCTAAGAAATCCATGACTTGGAATCCGTGATCACAAACCTTATAATTGTTCATTTGAAATGTCTGAATTTCAAAGTGTCCGAAAATATGGTCAAATTTACCGTCTGGCAATTCGTGATTCCAAGGAACAAATAATATTTTTTTACCAAATGCCTCAAATTCCAAGTTCTGATCGATAATAGTAATATTGTCATGACCTTTGAGGAAACCCAAGCTATGCACATCACTACGATTTTTATAGAAAGCATCATGATTTCCAATTACCATGAACATGTTGAAGCCCTTGAACTTTGCAATCAATTCTGATGCCACATGGATGGTTTGCACAGAGATTTCTGAACGATTATGGAAAAAGTCACCAAGGAAAAAGATATCAGTGATCTTCTTTTTCTTTAGATCGGTGACAATCCAATCTGCCCACTTGAGAGCGATTTCATGCCACTCCGTTGAATTTCCATATAGACCCAAATGAAGGTCGGAAAAAATAGCTACTGTAGGTTTCTTAATCATTGTCGTCATATTCATCTCCTTCCATAACTGGTTTTACATATACATGTCCCATCGCATCAGGACCAGACATTGAATCCATATATACCATTTCTTTATATTCATTCAGACCTTCGTGCTGTCCCTTTTCTTTATTAATACGATTGGTAAATGCGTTCCATGCAATACGATTGAAATAAGAAAATGGGTTAAATTCTGATTCAATGTTATATAATTTTTTCTCCAAAGCATGATACATTTTTACAATTGCATCTCCCACCATTTCCTCTTTCCAACTTCGAGAATATCGAATAAAGCGGTGATTATATGATAATCCCTCTGCTATTTTAACAATGTTAGATGCCAAATCATTAGTCATATTGTCAGACTGATAATAATCGGTTAATAGCTGTCGGAACTCTTTGGAGTTCACATAATACTCACTTTTATTACTCATTTATTTCAATTGTTCTTTCTGTCCATTGGATATCTTCTTTATCGTAAATTTCTTGTCTGTATTCAGCATGAGAAGATGAATATTTGGTATTATCCACGATGTCAAATATTCTCAATTTATCTTTACTATCATGCAAACGGAGTCCTCTACCAATTGATTGGACAACACGGATAAAGCTCTTACCCAATCCAACAAACATAATATTTGGAAGATTTTTAATGTTGATACCAGTGGAAAAGATAGATGACATTGCAATACATATGATATTATCATTCTTTTCCATCATGTCAATTATTTTTTGTCTTTCTTGAACATCAACTTCACCTTTGACAAAATATATATGTCTATCCAATCTATTAGACAACACAGATAATAAAGAATCGCCATGTTCCAAATGATTGACCATGATAAGAACGTTGCCATTAAGTTTACTAGCCAATTTACAAATAAAATCATTCCGTTTTTCATTTTTATATAAGTATTCTAATTCTTGTTTATAATTTAATTTATGTGTTTTTGGATGCTTTAATTTTAAAATATTTATATTAACATTTGATAAATATTTCTCATCTCTCAATTCTTTGGATTTCTTCTCATAAATCACTGGTCCAAAGACACCAAGCGTTTTCCATTGATTCAATGGCTTATCAGATAATGTCCCTGTAAAACCAAACTTGTTTGGTGTTTTAATTTTATTAATAATTTTCGACAAATTGGCATCACTATTGACACCGTGACACTCATCGACTATCAATAAATTCACATCAAGTATCCAAGGATTATCAGTAAATTTGGAACCTAAATTCTGAGTATTACATATGACAACTTGAGTATCTTGCAAAGGATTTTCACCAGTCCAACCTGAATATGAAAATGTAACTTGGTAGTCCTCAAAATCTTTTTGTAACTGATTTACAAGAGAAAGACCTGGAACTACGATAAGACATTTGAATGTATCATTTGATACGTTTTCCATATAATTTTCTATCAGTAATGCTTGAGCTAAAGATTTACCTGCTCCTGTTGCTAATAGAAAAACACCATAACCTTTCTCTAGTCCAGCTATGATAGAATCTTTTTGATAATAACGAGCATCATATTTAAGTTCATCTTTGAACTCGAATTTCCCAATGCCACATTTCAATCTATTACGAAATTCATCGGTGAATGTGATATCGGTAATTTGGTTATCTCTTAGATGTTTCAGAATCTCCCCATAAAATCCAAAGTCAAACAAACCAGTGGGTGTGATTGCATACTTACGATCTTTTACAAAACGATGACCTTTCCTCTTAGCAAAAGAAGCACCATCATTCTTAACAGAAAAATGATTACGGATCATACTGAGTGTTTCGGAATCCGTAATCAATTGCGCCTGTCGCTTAGTTGGTTTATAATCAAATGTTATCATTTACATTTCCTGTAGCTTCCGCAGTTCCAAAATGTTTTTAATGTCGTTACCAATGAATGTAATCTGACTTACCAATTTTTCCAAATATTCAATCAAATATTCCTGTTCTTTAATTTTTTGATTGATTGCTTCCAATGATGGAGTCTTATCCAAATCATCCAATACCTGCTTATTAAGAGCCACAGGAGACTCTTCCATAATTCTTTTCTGGAGAATGTGTTTGGTAGATGCTTTTAATTTGTAGAGCTTATCTTTCTCGATCTTCGCATCAATGAGCCGACATACCCAAAAGTGCTTTTCAGAAGGAACTCTGCGTGTGACATCTTCGAGATTGAAGTCTGTGATCTTAGCAAATTCTTCATATTGTGTTTGATATTTTTTAATCAGTTCGTAACTCATAATTTTTCAATGATATTTCCATAGTGTTTATCAGGAGCATGAAAGCTATTTATTCACTACTCTCATCATTTAGTTAAATAATAACATGAACCAACCTTTTGTCAACGATAAAAATGAAATCGCCAACATTTATCAACAAATGTTGAATGAGGATATGACTGCTGGAGACGTGTATGGGGGGGATGTTGCTGGTCATGCTGGTATTGAAAACACCGATTGGTTTGCTCCAGGAGATGCTAGGAATCCTTATGGGATGGGTGTCACCACCAGAAGAGGTAAATTGAAAAATAAAAAACGCAGGAAGAAAATTAAAAAGAATTAATTCTCTTTCTCGCTACTTCACAATATTCGGAATTTAAATCAAATCCAATATAATTCATACCTAATTGTTTGGCAACTGCTCCTGTTGTTCCTGAACCCATGAAGAAGTCCAATACGATACCATTTTCAGGGCATCCACTCTTTAACATACGTTCTACCAATTCTTCAGGAAATGTGGCTGTGTGAACGGACTTGTTGGATTTGGTATTAATCTTCCACACTGCTCTCATGGAACGTCCTCCTCGCTTACGCATTGCGTCCAGAATCCTTCTCTTCGTATCACTTGGGTTCTGTGCCTTCTGAGACTCATAATCCTTTGTAGCCTCTCCTGTATACACTTCATCAGGATTGGAAGAATTGGCAAATGGTTCAATTTGTTGTTTGAAATAATACGATTTGCTTTTCACGAACATGAATACTGATTCAAAATCAACCACAAAACGATCTGTGACGCTCTGGGGGAGGGCATTTCCTTTATGCCATACGATATTATTTCTCAAAATCCATCCTCTATTCTGCATCTCGATGGCAAAACGGAAAGGAATTAATGCCAATTGTTTTGGTTTTCTCCATCCTCCCAATTTCTCTTTGGGTTTTTCATTAAATTTGAATGATTCTTTTTGAAGCTCATCCTTATTTTTCCAAACACCTTTACCACTTCCAAGATAGGTATCCCCTAAGTTCACAAAAACAACACCATCATCTCGTAGAACACGATAAACTTCATCGTAGTAATCACACAATCCATTGACAAACTCTTCAGGTGTCTCAGCCAATCCAAATTCATTTTCATCATCTGTGTATTGACGAAGGTTGTAATAGGG